GGCTGATTGTACGTCAAATTGTCGATCTGAATGGGACGAGAAAAATACTGCTTGAGATCGTTGACGGAAGAAACGTCGGTATACATCTCTGCAAGCGGTTTGCTGGCTGCAGCTCTGATAGAAACTTGGTCACAGGCTTCATTGACAAACTCGGTGATCTGAGTTACCTCAGACGTCGAGGGGACGGAAATTCCATCCACGTTATTGCAGTCCTGTGTAGAGTCCGCAAGTTGTGTGTCGTTTACGATGTCGTCATCGTGGGTGGCACTACCCGAATTGATATTAGTGTTAGTGGCGAGTCATAAAGTTTCCCAAAGGCGCTAACTCAAGCAGCCATGAGGGTCACCGACGTTGTCTGGATATTGTTAATAGGACATCCTGACTAGTAAGGCTGAAAAGCCAATCCTGTAGAGACGACCTCCCTGTCCCCGAGCACACTTTTTCGTCGGGGTGTTAGTTGTGTGCTCAAGCGTATATAAGGTCTCAATCTAGAGCCATGGAAGCTCCATCCTCATAGCGTAGTTCACATATTCTTCGCGTGTGAAGTACTGTTTTGGTGACACTTGCATAACTTCGACATATTTCGACCGCATGTCGTATGCACGGGCGTTCCACTCTTCATCACCATGCAAAGCGAGCTCTGCAAAGGTGAGTTCCATGTTGGCCTCGGTAATGTCGGTAAGCTGAGCCTGGTTACGTGCCCAATAGGGTATGTACAAAATGGAATCCAATTCCTGTGGGCCAACGTATTCTCCCAGCAAAGGCTCAAAGCGAAACCCTCGTTTCAAGAAGCCCACTTCTGAAAGAGATCGGTAAGCCGATACTCCAGACTCTTTATTTTCGGCAGTGTAAGTCATGCCAAACTTGGCCATAGAAGCCCCAATCGTGATCTGGTTGAAGCGATCGATGACCTCATCAGAAATGTTGAGGATGTTGTCGTCACCGTATACACAAATGTACACGTGTTGCCAAAAGGAAGCAACATAAGCGTCACCCATGACATCTGCCCAGACCATGTGGAACATCACCAGGTTGTAGAAGCTGTTGATGATAGAAGTAGCTGGGTGGCCACTCGGTAGACTCTTGTTCCACTGGTATATGGTGTCGACTTTACCCTCGACGCCGCCGCAATGGCGTGAGTGTACCACCTCCATCCATAGCACACGGCGAACCAAAGCGTTGATAGGCCCATCGTTGTACCAATCATTGATGTTGTCCAGAATAGCCCAGTGAACTTGCGGTTGTTCAGAGCTGTCAAAAGAAGTGAAATCTCCTGCTACAAGCTTGCGTCCCTTGGTCTGCAACTTGCGAGCGAGGTAGTTCCACTCTGCATAAGGATTCATACCGACTGCAACTCCGTTGCGGATGCGCGTGTCTTGCACGGCATTGGTGAAAGCCAGAAAATACTGCCTGAAAACGATGTTGTACACCAAAGGGGCTGAAGAAATGAGACGAGCTAGCCCTGCTTGAATTTTGGATTCAGAGCGCAACTCATCCTTCAAAAAGTCCATGAAGATGTGTTCAGAACGTATGCCGAGCTTTGCGTCGTCTTCAACTTGCCGCACTAAGAGCCGTAAACGATCACACTCGGGCCCTGTTAAAACGTAATCCCCCTCAGATCCAAAAAACTTTTTTTTGTTGGTATGGCCTTCGAACACGAAGGGGTAGCCAGGAGAAGTGCCACGCGGCATGCCCTTGAACTTTCCAGGACGGCCTGCGACGGCTTCGTCGAAGCTGTAAATCTCACGTGAAGCTTCACGTGTAAGCTGCACAACGTTGGAAAAGGCATGGTGCGCGGCACGCTTGACCAACTTATCGTCATAAGTCAACACCGGTGTGCTGTATGGTTTGAGAGCGTTAACCATTGGCACTATTTTCTCACCTGCCTTGTTGGTGTAGGTGATGTGAGGCATAGGCCTCTTGGGATGAGTACCCCACATGCCAAACAGAGGGGTCTTGCGCAAAGAAGATGCTGGATTAATGGGCTTTGAAGAACAAGCTTTGTGTAAGCCCAAAAAAGAACCAGCAATAGGCGCTGGCGCGACGGGGGCACTCTGGTTGCACTGAAACTGTACGTCAACCAACAAGCCCAAGGCTTTTGTGGCAGCCAAGACCTTCTCCTGCGTCACGATGTTGCTGAAGCCCAAGCCCAGGCTAGGATTGCCTGCAACGTGGACCCCCAAAATGCGTCTCGAGCTAAGGTGTGGGGTTTCCTCTGTGCACACCACGCCGCCACAATCTCCATACTCGGTGTAACCGAGGTATTCATAAGACTTGGCCAACGTATAGCTCTCGTCTTCTCCATTGATGACGCGTTCATCCACCCTCGTTGCAGCCATGCACCTAGTGTGCATAAAAGAGGATTGCTTGAAAGGCTTGACAGTATCGAGCCGGATCCTAACCTTAGAAAGATTTGTAAGATCGCGCTCGCGAATGAAAAGGTGACCTATGTCACGGTGTGCACGTAAGTTGCGTGTGCTGAAATTCACAAACATACAATCGTCGTCGTTGTACTTGTGACGTGGCATGTCCAGAAAAGCTTGTAGTCCGAATTCGTACACATTGGCACGATTGCACCCATGTGTCAAAATGACTTTGGAAGTGTGGTCGAAATTGCCCTTAGTCATGTTGGACCTAATGTGAAGATCAAAATGTAATGGCACCAACGCGCATGCGTCTCGCACCATAAGGACATGACCCAACTTCAAACGACCTTTTGCTCCCACCACTTCCAGTGTGTACAAAGACTGCGCAGCAATAGACCCGATCTCGTTGCCATAAGAATCAGCTTGCGCCTTAATCGGCTCGTCACTCTCTACAAGACCGGTAGTCCGTACAGCGTGATAATTGAGGCGGACAGCCCCTGGTATGTTGGACTGAGCTCTCAAAGCAAC